CCACCTCGGCCGGATTCCACTGGCCGGCCAGGACATCCTCGACGAAGTAGAGCGCGCCGACCCGTCGGATCCGGACGCCAGCCGTGTAGTCAGGATCCTCGCCACCCATCTGCTTCTTGGTGGCGGCGAAGTCCCAAAAGCGGCAGAGTTCCCCCCTTGCCGGCGTGGCGGCGACCGTTTCGAACCATGCTCGGTTCACCACTTTGCCGGCCGAGGCCTTGACCTTCCAGTTGCCGTTCAGCAGGCGCTCGCGCTCGACCAGGGGTAGCGCCATCAGGTTGGCCAGGTAGCCGGGGTCCTTCTCGAGCAGGATCTTGTTGTCGTAGATCGAGGCCGGGATGAAGGTGGCGGACTTAGGCAGCAGTTGCGGGTATCTCTCGGTCAACTCCTGAGCCGTGTCCGCCCAGATCAGCTCCTCGGCATCTGTGCGAATGAACCACCGGACCTGGCCAGCCCGCTCGGGGATGGCGAAACCTGTCTCCTGGTCGATCCACCATTCGAGGAACGGCGCCAGGAAACTGTCGGGGTCCGGGTTGCAAGTCCCGCGTACATATGGACGTACACCGCAGGTCGAGCGATTGCGGCTGAGCATGTAAAAGAACTGGGATCCCGAGAACCGCTCGAGCTGGTCGAAGCCGAGTAGCGGGATCTGAGCGCCCTGGTAGTTGAACTTGTCCGACTCATGCTGCAGGTGACGGAAGCTTACCCGCGCCTTCGAAGGGAAGACCCACTCGAGCTCGTTCTGGTTCGGCCTGGCTCCAAGCAGTGGATAGAGATTGCCCGACTCGTCCCACAGCGCGCCCTCGTTGGTGATCTCGGGGTACGTCCGCCGGAAGATGACCGCGCCGAACTTCGGGTTGTCGGTGTGGCGCAGAGCCTCGAGGAGCAGCGCCCATGATTTGCCCCCGCCGGCTGCGCCACCCAGAATGGCAATGTCGGCGCTGGATGCGAGGAATGTGGTCTGTGGACCCGGTTGGGGGCCAATGGTCTGATGGGCGCCGGCCGCCGGTCTACCCATCTCAGCGTTTGCCTGTCGAGGCGGCGGGACCGCCATCGGAAATGGGCTTCAAAGTGCGCACGTTCTCGACAACCCGCGAGTCCCGGCCACCGCCTCGATAGCGGGGAACGGGGCTGGATGTCGGCTCGGTTCCCTCCTTCGTTCCTCCTGGTCCGTGGGTTCCGGGGCCAAGAGCGGTCACGTTCTCGATCACGCCGACTGGCACTGGCATGGGTTTGGGCGCTGGCGAAATAAGCGACGTCGGCTCAACAGTCGGAGGCGGCGGAGGGATAGGGGGAGGAACCATCGGCTTGGATAGCGTCTCTGCCGGCGGCGCCTTGGCCGCGGGTACCGCGGTATCTCTCCCATTCCGCGGCATCGTGAAGACGATGGTGCCCGGGACCAGGGAGGCGCCATCCTTGCCGGTCATCTCCGCCTTGTCTCGCTGTCCGAGATACTGCTTGCCCAACCAGATCATCATCGTGTTGCTACCGGCTAGAGCTGCCCGCATCTGTCGCCGGCGCAGGGACATTTGCATTGTGGCGAAGCCTTTTTCATAGGCATCCCCATAATTGCGCATGATCGTCGTTGCCGAGACGCCCTTGACCTTGGCGATTTCCTCCTGGGTGCAACCAATGGCCGCCATCTTCTGGACCTCAGCGGCACTGATCACCTTGCGCGGTCGGCCACGCCCGCGCTTCGGGGCTTCCTTCGCCTTGGTCTTGGGTTTCGCCTTCTTGACTGCCTGCTTTGCCATGTCTACCTGAATGAGAACGCCCCCGGTCCGAAGACCGAGGGCGCCAATCTCCTCGACTGGATGGCCAATGCCATCCGACTCAATTCCCGCTGGCTATCCTAGCACGAAAGGCAGCCGCCTGCAATCAGTCTCCGATCACGGGAGCCAGGACGCGCGCCTTTCCCTCGGCCGAAGCCAGTGCCAACCATTCACAATCTTCCCGATGTGTGAGCACCCGGTTGCTTGGGTGTTCCCATTCTTGGCAATCCTCGCATTGGCCCTCGAAATTACGGTCGCTGCAATCGTGATATTCCTGCAATGCCCGCAGGGTTTTGCGCCCGGCCTCGTGGTCGGTGATCTCCTGAGCGAGGGCATCGTATGTCTCTCGAAAGTTCTCCTTCCATGGACCCCATGGACCGGCCTTGGCTCGTTCCCTGATCGGCGTTTTCTCGTCCAGCACCGCCTTCGTGTCTATTCGCTCAGCCACAATCACTCTTCCTTCTTGCTCGAACACAGCGCCAGCAATAGCCCGAGAGGCCCGAGGACGAAGCCCCCGACCAGGCCCAGGAGACCGGACCGGCCTTTCTGATTGTAGACGGCGGCGGCACAGAGACCACAGACGATCCAAACTACGGCCCAGAACATGGCTCCCTCCTTTTGGCGCAACTCAATCCCTGCTGGCTAGCCTAGCACAATAACCCCGGCGGAGCAACGCCCGTTCTTGTTCCGCTTCGCTCTCGAGCGCCTCATTGACGGCATTGATCCGCGCCATTTCCTTGTCGTGCGCCTCGAGGTTCTCGAGCAAGTGGTCGAAAGTGCCCGAAAGCTTCTCGTAAAGGCCGCGCCACAAGGCTACACTCTCCTCGAGCTTCTTGTATTCTTCCTCGGAATGGGCCATGCTTGACTCCTTTCGCATATGATCACTTGTACTATCGCGAATCTAAAACCTTGCCATGCCCCGCCCCATCTTGCCGCGCCACGCCATACCACGTCTTGCCTAAGCAGACCATGCCCGACCGTGCCTTGCCACACCGCGCCCGTCCTGACCGCGCCTTGCCCGACCATGCCTGACCTCTCTCGTGCCCTACCGCGTCTCGCCAGACCGGGCCTCACCCTGTTCAGCCAATCCAGACCTGGCCGAGCCTAGCCTGGCCTCGCCTAACCAGGCCGCGTCATACCATGCCACGCATCACCTCGCCGGACCGCGCCCCGCCTTGTCAGGCCATGCCATGATTACGCGATGATGAACCGCCCGAACTTCGGGCGCCAATCGCACAGGCCGATAACCTCGCCAGTCGTGCGCAGAATCTCCCCAATGTCCTCTTCGTTGAGCTGCAAGGGGTCATACATGATCTCAAGATCGGCGGCCCATTCACGGAAGATGGGCCGCGTTCTCATCACCTTGTTTCTCTGCACCCTCACGCCTATCGTCAGGCGATGGTTTCCGGCCTTCCAGAGTTCATCCACATCCTGCGGGCCATCATAGATGAGCATCGCGTTGTTGGGGCAGAAGACCCCGGCCAATACCTGCTTGCCTCGCTTTGACTTCTTCGCGCCGACTGCCAGGGCCGCCTCAATCACGGGGCCTGGAATGCAGGGCTTCCCATCCTGCAAGTAGAGCCCCGCGTACCATTCGATCCGCGCCATCTCCGCGTAGTCCGCGTCCGTCTTGTTCTTCTTGTCCGAGACTTTCTTCAGTCGCCGCGCAAAGTCGTTCAGCCGATCTGCCGTCTGGCCATTGTGGCACAGAAGGGGTGACACGCCCGTAATCCGAAAGCTCAGCGTCTTGTACGACATCGTCTGTCTCCTGTGTGTTTGGCCCTGGTGTCGTCCGTTGCACGTCGCCTCTTGGCATCTCTAGCGCCTCATAGCGCCTTTGCCGAATCGCGGATGTGACCAACGGGATATGACACTCATGGCACAAGGTTATGAGATCATCCATGTCTTCATGCCCGAACCTCTCGTAGGTCTTGTGATGCACCTCCAGTCGCGTATTGTCGCATGGCCATCCGAGTAGGCGGCCCAACTGGCATTGGTGGCCGTCGAGTTCCAGGCGTGCCCGTGCTTTCAGGCGCCATTGCGGTGATTGATAGTAGTTATCCATGCCTCACCCTACCGTGCCAAGCCAGGCCATTCCAGGCCGCTCCGTGCCCTACCCCCACCTCACCAAGCCTCGCCGTATCACGCCGAGCCGCGCCTGACCCCACCGCGCCAGACCCGTCCGTGTCACACCATATCAGGCCGGACCTCGCCATACCCCACCGCGCCTCGCCAGGATTAGTCATCGGCAATCCCCAATCGGATCGCCGACATCGGCATTGAAAAGAAGACGCGCTCCTGGCCGCACACACAATGGAACCGCACCCGGAAGCCCAAACATGGATGCCCCTCATTTGTGCGCAGGATGACCGCCGTTCGCCGATCCCATTCCGTCACCGTCGCCAGGGTTGCGTGGCAGTTCTTGCATGTCAGTTCCGAGAGATACGGCCCCAGGCGATGGCCGGCGAGACTTTCGTTGGATACCCTGTAGACCGGCTTCCGCTCAGGCATCCGGCTCTCCTGATAAGGGCTGCAATCCAGGATCATCCTCGCTCTCCTTGGGCACTTTCACCCACTTCGGGACCATGATGCAGTATGCGCCTCCACCCGTCACTTGCCACAAAGGCCGTCTGGCGCCACCGCGATACGCGATGAGCCAGGGATACAAGATGCGGTCACGGGGAGTCAATGGCGGCGCCTTGTGGAAACTGAGTACAGTCATCAGCAGCACCCCAGGGCCCGCACGAGAGCGATGCAGGCTAGACAGAGAGCACCGGCGAGGACCTCGAAGGCCAAGGCGAACATGCAGCCGCGGCACGCGGCAAGCGGATCGGGTTCGGTCATGGGTATACCTGCTTGAGAATGCGCTGCGCCAAGGCGGCGCCGACGAGACTGCCCTCGAAGCACGCCCGCAGGATTGAGTGCCGACCGTCCTTTCGGGCGTTCTCCCATTGCCAGACAGTCTTGGCATTGCAGACGCCGAGCAG